GCTTAATGATTAATATGGGAACTGAACAATATAATGTACAAGAAAACGAGAAAGTTGAACATAGTGATGTACAACTATTATACGGAGATTGTTTTAAGGAGATGGAGAAGTTAAAACATGGGAGTATAGATTTGATAATAACCGACCCACCATACGGAACAGTTAATGGAATAGCGTCTGGTGATTTTGAGCATGGGATGAAAGACAAGACAGAATGGGATAAAGTCTTAGATATAAAAGAGATTTTCAATTATGCAAATAGAGTTTTGAGAAGAAACGGAAAATTAATTCTATTTAGTCAAGAGCCATATACATCAAAATTAATAACCGAAGCAATACCAAATTTACAATTCTGTTATAGAATGGTTTGGGAGAAAGACCATTTTGCAAATAGCCTTATAGCAAAAAAAGCACCAGTTAGTTATTATGAAGATATTTTAGTTTTTAGTAAAATGAATCCGTTACATGATACCGAATTTATACATCCATTAAGACCATATTTTAAAGAGGTGTTTGAATTTATTGGATTAACAAAAAAGAACATAGTAGAAATAGTAGGACAAGGTGCAGACCATACTTTTAGATTCGGAAGTTCTCAGTTCAGCCTATGTACAAAAAAGACATACGGTAAAATAGTAGAACATTTTAACATAAACAATATGGATAAATTTATTAACTTTGAAGAATTAATTAAAATAGATAAGCCATTTAAGAGTAGCCATAATGAAGAATTAAATAAGATAAATCCATCAATATTTAACCTGCCAGTTGATAAAAAGATTAAATCCAATATACTAAAATACAAGAAAGATTATGACGGATTTCATCCAACACAAAAACCAGTAGATTTACTAAAAGATTTAATTAGAACTTATTCAAATAAAGGAGATACTGTCTTAGATTTTACAATGGGTTCTGGTTCTACTGGAGTAGCTTGTGTTAATTTAAACAGGGATTTTATTGGAATGGAACTTGATGAAAAATACTTTGAGATAGCTAAACAGAGGATTGAGGATTCGCCTAAGCCTTACTAAACGCACTATGGAAATAAATAATGATTTTTTAACAAAGCAGTTGAGATACTTAAAAGAATACAGGGCAGAAATATGAAAACATATGTCAGCGATACTTTCCCATTAGAAAAACTAGAATGTGCTTATATGGATATTTGTGGAGACTATCGACCAGCGCATCAATGCAAAGGAGAGAAGAAAGTTTGTTCGTATACTTATCCATGCGAATTAAGGCAATGGTTTAAAGAAGTGATACTGGATAGAATCCCAAAAAAGAATCTCGAACTTCAAGTAAAATTATTATTCGATGAACATGGTAGACGAAAAAAACGTTAAGAGGGGCAAGAAGTCCAAAGCCCAGGGAGCAATTTTTGAGTTACGAGTACGTTCTGACCTAGAAGAAAAGGGTTGGACAGTTGACAAGTGGACGAATAATGTGGAACCTGGACATGTTGAAGGAGTCGGAGGATTAAAAATAGAGGATATTGAAGTTAAGAAGTGGGTACATCCGAAATTAATCAGAGCAAAAAATAAATGGGCAGGACCAGGCAGACCAATCTCCCAGGGCGCAGGATTCCCAGACTTTGTTGTATTTAGACCAAGTAACTTTGAAAGATTCGGATGTTCTGAATGTAGAAGAGTTATAAATGTAAATAAAGAACTTGGACAGATATACGAAGTGATTGGGGTCGAATCAAAAATCGGTGGAGAATTATCCAAAATAGAAAAAGAAAAATGTAAGTGGATGCTAGACAATAATATATTCAGTAAGATTCTAATTGCAGAGAAAACAAAGGTGAAGAATAAAGTAGTGATCGTTTATCATGACTTCAAAGAAAAATACTGGAGATTCTATGAAAACTCAAAAGACTAAATTTGCCTATATGGTATGCATCAAACCAAACATTTATGTTTGTCTAATTTCATAAGGGCGATGATTGCATAAGGCACATCTGCAGGAGTCCTTGTCTTTTGAGACAAAAACCAAAACCACAAAGTTTAAATAGCAAAATATATGTTTATATTTATGGGTGATTCTAACAGGAAGAACATAAACGTTGCAACTCTTGAGAAGGTTAAGCAATTTCTAAAAAAACAAGACGAGCCAGTATTCAAATCAGATATAGTGAAGGGCGCAAGTGTGGACTTTTATTCTGTTGGGATAGCGATAACAATGCTAAACGTTCGAATCAATAAAGATGGGAGAATTAAACTCAAATGAACTGGGATAATATTAAAATTGCTTTGAGGAATGGTGAAAAAATCACAAGACCAAGCTGGGAAGCAGAACATTTTTGGGTTTTAAGTGAAGATGGACTTGAGAGGATTGTATGTCACGACGGAACTCATGCGAGAGTACACCTTCGACAAACCGAAGTATTTGATTGGAAGATATGGAAAGATGTGAATCAGTTAGATAATATAAACAGAGCAGTAACAACTTATATTATGAATAATAGAGAAATACCAAACACGATTAGACTTGGAAAAAAACTTAAAGACAAATTTGGAAAATCATTAAAATTATTAGGGATGGATGTTCTTATTGATGATACACTTGATCCAGAATCTTTCCATGTTTATTTTGGGGCATTAGAATTTGATATTTTTTGTGATGGGATATATGAGACTAAAGAAGGAAGATTTATTCAAGTCAAGGAGATAACATATTATAATAATTTTCCATCTGAGACTACTCCAAAACAAATAGCATGCATAGTCGTAAGTGAAGCAACAGTGTTCGCAGGAGATTCCAGAACAACAATAATGAGAGAAGTTTGTACAGAATCCCAATTCAGAGAAAAAGTGAGGTCAAGAGTATGTTGGAGATAATTAATCAAAAAAATATGAATTTCTTAATTGAGATTTCAAAAAAGCCTAGGAATATTTCTGAGTTAGCAAAACGTTGTGATTTGGCGTTGAGTGCTGCATCAACATTAATATCCAGGTGGGCAAGATCAAACATAGTCAACAAAACCGAAGGAGATGGAAAGCGCGGGAAGGAAATTGTTATCACACTTACAGACTATGGCAAATCGCAGATCAAACTTTTAAAGGAGATTAAGAAAAATTATCATAACAACAAAAATGGAGTCTTGAGTGATATAGAGTTGACGGCTGTTAATTTAACAAGGAGTCCACAGGAATGCTGCGAGTTTAGTAAAATTGAAGAAACTGAGAAGGGAGGTGAAAATGCCCTACGCAAAATATCATAGAAAAGAGAAAGAGAAAGAACGATCACTTAAGAGGAAGGAGAGTTATAAACATAAAGGATACAATCCTAAGAGTATTGAAAATGGCTTTAAAAAAGGACACAAATTACAAAGCGGGAATAAACATTGGAATTGGAAAGGTGGAATATCTTCTAAAAATATAAAAATAAGAAATTCTATGGAATATAGATTATGGAGAGAAGCGGTATTTAAAAGAGATAATTGGACTTGTAGATTTTGTGGGCAAAGAGGTGGAAACTTAAATGCAGACCACATCAAACCATTCGCCTTATTCCCAGAATTAAGATTTGCTATAGATAATGGAAGAACACTCTGTAAAGAGTGTCATAAAACTACAGATACATTTTCAGGAAAATTAAACAAAAAAAAATGGAGGTAAAAAATACATGGTACAGAATAAACTAGACGAAACATCTAAGTTAACATACGACGAGCGAAGAAAAATCCTATTGCAGAAGAAATCCAACGTCATGGAGAACAAGACTGAGGAAGTTATTGGAGACGAATCCAAGAACATAGAAGCAGTAGAATCCAAACTCGTGTCAACAGTCAAATCCAGCATGGAAGTTGAGTATACTGAAGAAGGAATCAAACTTGCATACAAAGGCCTAGTCCAGGAGAAAACATATCACGACAAACATCTTGTTGAGATGAATAACAGCCTAAAAGAAGCAGGCGAAATGACTCCAGAGCTAACAAAGCTAAAAGAGGACTTGCAGACAATTGCTAAGATAGACCAAGCGGAGAAATCCAAAAAGGAAATCGAATCAACTGAGGACAGGCTCAAAATAGTCAACAAAGAAATCAACGAAATCAAAGAAGAAATCGGGTCCCAATTAAAGCTTTAATTTCAAAACAAATTTTATTTTTTATTTTTTATCGTTCAAAAATATTGAACACGCTGAACAGGAAAGCGTTCAAAAATCCTGAACAAACACAATGGTATTAGAAAGGCATCCAAAAACAGGAAAATTTGCAAGAGAAATCCCAGAAGGCGAAGCTCCGGATATAGAGGAAGATGATTAAAATGGCAAAAATACATCTTAAATCAAAAATAGAGCAAATAGAAAATTTAAAACTTAAAGATATTGAGACTGTTGGAGAACTTATTGATATTCTTAAACAGCATAAAAAGTCTATGTGGAAAAAACACAAGGAGAAAGCGAAATGATAAACAAAATATTGTGCTGGTTGTTTGGGCATCAAGAATATAATCAATTAAGAGGACTAGGAGCTAAAAATCATTATTTTGAAGCTATTTGTTTTAGATGTGGAAGAATCAGAAAATTTAAAAAATTAAATCAACCGGAGGAAAAATCATGAGCAAATTTGAAATATACAAAGGCAAATCCGACTGGAGATGGAGATTGATAGCAGATAATTATAAGATCGTGGCGCAGGGCCAAGGCTATGCATCAAAAAGAAATGCAGAAAATGCAACATTAACAAAATGACCCATGAGGAACTGAAGCGATTCGTAAACAAGATCAAGGAGCAAAGCACAGTATGGGAAATCAAGAAGGATTCCAACAAGAACTACATCCACCCAACCCAAAAACCAACAAAACTAGCCCAGAGAGCAATATTAAACAACACAAAGAAAGGACAGGCAGTACTCGACCCATTTGGGGGTTCATTCAGCACTTTAATGGCCTGTGAGGAAAGAAAACGTGTTTGTTACACAATAGAGCTAGACCCGGACTTTTGCTCACACGGGATAGAAAGATGGGAAAACCATACGAAAATGAAGGCGGTGAAATTATGAAAAAATTTGAAGAATTAACAGATGAGTGGTTCAATAATGAAGATATAAAGGAAGGACTAGACGAGTTCATAAAAAATGAAGTAACCAATATGATTAAAGAATGGCAAAAAGATAAAAAACAATGTAAAAATAGAGAATGTTTAGCAGGACACTGTGCACAAATATATTGGTTTTGTGACTTTTTTGGTATAAAAGAGGCGGATACATTATGAGTAATTTTGATTGGAAGTTTGATTGGAGTAAAAAAGAATACAACGAAAGCCTAGATGAAGACATTACACACGAAAAAATAGGAAAAATTAGCCCAATGAAAGTCGGAAGTAGCATGCAAGACTTCCTAAACAGAGTATTTAATAAAAATAAAGAGGAAAAATCGAACTAAAATGGTCGAAAAAAGAGTAGAATATGAGGTTAATTCAATGGAATCGTTCAAAAAAGGCATGGAAATGATTAAATCTGGAGCTTTATGTCAAGTTGCGCGGTCGGATTTGCGAGTAAAACTTGACAAACTTGACAAAAACCATAGTTTTGGGCGGAAAAATTAACATGGCAAAGATAACTGAAAAGACATTCAAGGCGGCACTCGTAAACTCAGGCGGAAACCAAGCAAGGATAGCCGAGAAGATGGAGAAGACCAGACAAGCAGTAGGATTATTCTTAAAAAAGCGACCAAAGATGCGAGAGCTACTAGATTTAGAAGTTGTTAAATTGGTAGAAAACGCAGAAGATATAGTAGCAATGTCAATATTATCAAACAGAGATATAGACCAAAGCAAGTGGTTATTAACAAACTCCAAAGTAGGAAAACAAAGGGGATGGGGACAAAAGCAGGAAATAGAACACTCTGGAGAGCAAAGTATAACCTTTCAAGAAGTAATCATGAGTGATGAGACAATTAAGAAAATGAAAGAAGAATCAATTATGAAAATCAAAGATGATAAGAAAAATAACCTTAAGCCAAAAGCAAAGTGAGATCCTTAATACTCTAGATGATGATGAACACACAGAAATCTTTATGGGTGGCGCAGCCGGTGGTTGCGGAGTTGGTGTAACTAAGGTCAGAACCACCACTACCCTAGGGGAAAGGTTTCTAAAAGATATTAAAAAAGGTGAAATTGTGCTTACTTTTAATAAGAAAAAGAATATTCTGGAATATAAGCCAGTGTTAGAAACTTTTATAAATGGTGGTTCCGTTGGATGTATAGAGTTAAAATTAAAAGATGGAACAAAAATCAACTTCACACAAGCGCATAAATTCTTATTTGATGGAGAATGGGTTGAGATTGGAGAACTTGCCAGAGGAGTATTGGGTAGAAGTAAAAGAAACGAATGGTCGGTATTTGATAAGCAACAAAGGGAGATTAAAGACAATCAATTGGAAAAATTCTGGAAAGATTATGATAATGAACCCCGGGATAACAAAGAAGGGTTACTTGAGAACAACTATTGTTTTAAATACAGGAAAGGAAGGCGTACAAATTCACAGATTAGTAGCCAAAACATTTATTCCGAATCCGGAAAGCAAACCAGAAGTAAATCACAAAGATCTCAACAAACGAAACAATCAAATAGAAAATCTAGAATGGATGACTGGAAAGGAGAACTTCCATCATGCGGAGAAACTAGGAAGAATGAACCCATTTATGGAGAATGTAGGGAATCGAGCAAATCTTCAAAGGAAGCCAGGGAGTCAGAACGGAATGAGCAAACTAACCGAGCAACAGGTAAAAGAGATAAGGGAGAAATTCATCCCGAGGAAATACGGGAGAAAGAAGTTGGCAGTGGAGTACGGAGTAAAACCAAGTTGTATAAAGGACATTATAATAAGAAAAAGTTGGAAGCATGTGAAATAAATTTAAATGATATTTTAGAGATTAGATTTTATTGGCAAAATGAACCAATGTATGATATTGAAACAGAGAACGAATCCTATGTTTTGGCTAATGGGATAATTATTCACAACTCGAAAAGTTTTACAGGATGTTATTGGCAAATTAAACGAAGATTGAAGTATAAAGGTTCCAGAGGATTTCTCGCGAGAGCACGTCTTAAAGATTTGAAAGCATCAACACTCTTGACATTTTTTGAAGTTGCGAGTAAAATGGGGTTACAAATGGGTATAGACTATAATTACAATGCTCAGGCATCTTATATCACCTTCTCGAATGGAAGCGAAGAATATCTTAAGGACTTATTTTTATATCCAAGTGACCCTGAGTTTGTAAGTCTTGGTTCGACCGAGTATACTGACGGCTTTATTGATGAGATGGGTGACATTACTGAACAGGCGTACCAAATCATTCGAAGTCGTATGAGGTTCAAGTTGGATGAGTTCGGATTAATCCCAAAGATTGGGATGGGGAGCAATCCTTGTAAGACTTTTATTTATAGAGATTTTTATAAGAAGTGGCGAGACAACGAACTCGAACCCTTCAAAGCATACGTGCCGGCGAGTGTTTACGACAACCCATTTATCTCAGTGCATTATATCGAGAATTTGAAGAAGCTAGACAAAAAGAACCGGGAGAGATTGTTGAATGGGAATTGGGAGTATGATGATGATCCAACAAAGATATTCAACTACGACTCAATCGTTGATTTATTCACAAATGAGGCCAAGCGAGGAAAGAAGTATTGCATAGTGGACCAGTCAGGATTCGGAAGGGATAGTTGCATGGTGTCGATTTGGGATGGGTTATTTATTACTGAGCTTTTACAATTTTCAGAAGGGCTGTCGAGTAGTGAGTTGGATGAGATACTAACAAGCAGAACAATCCCAAGAAGCCATTGCCTAGTGGATGAGATTGGGGTGGGGTTCGGATTGAAGAAAGAAATGCCGGAGATTATCGGATTCGTAGCAAACGCGGCGCCACTAAAGAAAAAGAAGCAAAGCACGGATGATGAGGGGCTGGACAATTACAAGAACCTAAGAAGCCAGTGTTGGTTCGAATTAGCAAACCATGTTAACTCTGGGATGATTGGAATTTATAGGGAGCTGCCAATCAACATCAAAGAATTAATTATTGAGGATTTAGAAGTCATGAAGCAAATGGACTCAGACAAAGATGCGAAGATGAGAGTGATAACAAAGAAAGAGCTTCATGACTCGGCCGCACTTAGCAGGTCAACGGATGCAGGTGATTGTCTGGTAGGAAATACCAACGTATTAACCACAAATGGATATAAATTCATTAAGGATATTAATATTGGAGAAAAGGTAATAACTCCATATGGAAGCAGGAAAGTTTTAGAAGTAAAAAGGAAGAAATCAAAGCAAATTGTAAAAATAAAATTTAATAATGGTAAGGAAATTTATTGCACACCAAATCACAAGATTTATCTAAATGATAGTTTTAAAAAGGTTAAAGCCCTTAAGATGAGAGAGTACAAAGGAGAGATATTAAACACAAAAAATTTATTAAAATGGAGAATAAAGAGATTATTTACAAAGGAGAAAGATACAGGCTTTTATCCAGTGGAAGATATTATTACAAGAAAAGAAATGGAAAAATCGAAGCATTGCATAGAAGAGTTTATGAGGATTCAACAGGAAGACCAATCCCTAAAGGATACTCGGTTCACCATATTGACGGAAACCATTTCAATAATAATCCAAAGAATCTTACAATCATTGAATCATCGGAACATCAAAGGATTCATGCAAAACAAAATATCAAAAACATTAAAAAAATATGTGAATTCTGTAAAAAAGAATTTATTGACAAAAGTGTACACCAATGCGGTAAATATTGCTCAAACAAATGTTTTCAAAACGCAAAGTATAAAGAAAAAAGATATTTTGAAAGAAGAAATTGTTTATACTGCGGAAAAGAATTCAGCGTCAAAAAACAAGACTCAACCAAATGCTGTTCAAGAAGTTGTGCTGCTAAGCTTATGTGGGGAAATAGACGTTTATGATTTAAAGGTTCAAAAAGACCATTGTTATTATGCTAATGATATTCTTGTTTCTAATTGCTTAATGATGAGAATGTATTTTGAGATTAACCCAAACGAATCGGCGTGGGTTTTTACGGATCCAATTGACACCATCGAGGAAAATAACAAATTAAAAGTTTTTGGAGAAGGAGGCATAACAACAAAGGTAGTCGATGGCAAAGAAGTTCGAATGGTTAATGGGAGGATTCTCGTAGAATAGACGCTTAACGATTTTCGCAAGAAGGTTTATAAAATTATTTTAATTAGAGTTATTATCCAGACCAGCACTTCATCAAGGTTGCCCACCTTAATATCACATTCATGGAAAGAAAATCAGCCTCAATATTTTCAAACTGCCCTTGGGAAACGGGTAGTAAATCAGTTCTACAACCATTCGGCCAGCAAGCAAATCAGCACACAAGACAATCAATAGGACCATACAACAAAGCAACCGGCAACCCAAAACCAACTAGAAGCAATGCAGTGACCGTTTACGAAGAGACGAGAGACGGCCAACCCAAAGCATACATTCCAAACTTTTTCTACCGAGCACCATTCGGATATCCAAGATATAAAGACCTTAATTATTACAGACAACTAGCAGCCTCAATTTATGTGGATATGTGTGTGACAGCAATCATCGATGAGGTGTGTTCGATTCAATATGAAATCGTAGCAGAGGACCGAGCAGGAAACGAAGTACCAGGAAAGGATGCAGATGTTGAGAGATTGCAGGACTTCTTCGAGAACCCAAACACAAACAAAGAGTCATGGGAAATGATTGTGAGAATGATGTTGCCAGATTTACTAGAACTTAACTCCGGAGTCATGGTGAAGATTTTTAACATGTTTGGAGAGATGGTTGAGATTTGCGCAAGGGATGGAATGGCATTCACAAAGAATCCCGATCCTTATGGATTTTACACGACTAGGGCAGACTTAATTTTAATGAAGAACATTCTTGGGGAAGGAGAAGAGCAAACCCAAACAATGGAATATCCGGCAATCCAAGCAGAGATGACGGCTGAGGATGCGCATGAAGAGGGCGCGTACTTCCAATACGGATTCAACACAGGCGCCAGACCAATCCCATTCGGAAGGCGAGAGGTAGTGTGGTTTGAGAAGAAAGTTAGGACCGACAATTTATATGGCCGAAGCAGTATGGAAGTTTTGGCAAAGACGGTTCAGACATTAATCTACGCAGTGGAGAGTCAACTCGAATATTTCAACGACAACTCAATCCCTCCAGGAGTCTTGGGATTAGAAGGGATGAGTAGTGAGGATTTGACAGCGTTCGGACAACAGTGGATTCAGCAGCAAAAGGTGCAGGACGATCTGGGTAACTGGAAGAGAGCGAATCACAAACTCCCAATGGTTAACAAGATGCCAAAGTTCGAGAGATTAGGATTCACAAACCAGGAGCTAGAACTTATCGAAAGCCAGAAGTGGTGGTCAAAGCTAGTGTGGGGAGCCTTCGGGATTACAGCCACAGAACTAGGATTTTGTTATTCAGATGATACACAGGTTTTAACAGACAACGGACTCAAATATTATTGGGAAATTAAAGAAGATGATAAAATTGCCACCATAATAAATCAAAAAGAAATAGAATATATAAAACCAGATAAAATTCATACATTTGACGTTAAAGATAGAAACTTTCATTTTTATAAAAATAATTGTGTAGATGTTCTAGTTAGCGATAATCACAGAATGTATTATAGGACTCCTAAAAAAGAAGAATATAAATGTAGTCCCTCGAATGAAATAGATGTGGATACGGTTAAATTTCTACAAGGAGGACTGGGGTGGGAAGGGGAATATTTAGATGAAATCAACATACCCTTAGTAGAATATGAAAACAATAAAGATAAGGGAAGATATCAACAAACAACTTTTAATATAGATGAATGGTGTGAATTTTTAGGTTATTATTTGTCTGAAGGTTCTGTATTAAAGAAGATGAGAGAAAGAAAACAATTTCATGTTAAAATAGCACAAGTAAAACCAGAGGGTATTAAAATTATGAAACCATTAGCTGAAAAAATGGGATTCAGAAGAGAAAAGGTTTGCTGGACACTTAATAATAAATCTCTAGCCCTTTATTTGAGTAGATTTGGTGGAAGCTTAGAAAAGCATATTCCACAAGAAATAAAGAATTTACCAAAGCCACAATTAAGAATATTATTAGATGCCTTGGTATCTGGAGATGGTTCAAGAAGGGAAGGGGAAGATTCATTTAATTATTCATCCAGTAGTAAGAGATTAATTGAGGATGTGTTTGAAATATGTTTAAAATTAGGATATAAGGCTTCTATTTACGAAAGAGAATTTGATAACCCAAAATGGAATAAAACCTATGAACTTAATGTTAATATTTCGCAAAAAGAACCAAGAGTTGTTATATCTACTCAAAGATTTAATGAAAAATATACTGGAACAATGTGGTGTCCAAGCGTAAGAAACAGACCATTCATTACTTGTAGAAATGGAAAGGTAGGTATTCATTATAACACAGAAGATGCAAAAGGATCCGCAAACCAAATCGTACAGACAAGCGTAGCAAAGAAACGAATCATCTACCCTTTACTAAGATTAATCGAATACCACGTCAACACGGAAATCATCCCGGAGTTTGGAGTTGAAGGTGTAAGATACAAATACAAGATATTTGACATAGACGAAGAAACAAAGAAGTGGGGATTATACAAGTTGCAGACCGAATCAGACCTTAAGACAATCAACGAAGTGCGTAACGCAGAAGGATTAGATGATGTAGAATGGGGTGACAAGAATGTTGGAGAGAGAAGTCCAAATCAGGGAACGAACATAAACGTAGGGGATCCCCGACAACAGGACGCAGACAAAATCAATAGGGATAGCGCAAACAATCGTGACAAGATGACAGGCAAGCCGGCTAAAGGAGATAAGCCAAAGGATGTCAAGAAGGCATCAACCTCAGACTCACCAAACACACTAGGACCAGGAGAAGAACTAAGTCCATCCGAGAAGAAGCTAAAGAAGAACATCACAGACCTCCTAAAGGTCAATAAAAAGAAGGTGTTCGAATTACTAGAAGAACAAGGCAAGCCTGAACAATTACTACAGATTAAGGGAATAGACGATTTGCCAAGAATCATTAAGAAGATATTTGAGATTTTCACATTTAGAAAGGTAGTAGACGAAGTCATCAAAGTAAACTTTCAATTTGGATGGGACACCTCAGAGAAGCAAATAGACAAGAATATCCCAATGAATAACAATGCAGTTCAGTTTTTACAAGACCACACGTTCGATAATGTAAAGGGAATGACAGAAGAAATAGCAAACAACCTAAAAGCCGAATTAGGCAGAGGAATAATCAACGGGGAAGGGGTAACAAAGCTAAAAGCAAGAGTGACAAAAGTATTCAACGTAGGAGATAATCGGGCCGAAATTATAGCTATAACAGAAGTCGGAAGAGCAGAAAATCAAGGAAAACTACTAGCAATGAAGGGTTCTGGATTGGATATGAAAAAACAATGGTTGAGCGCACATGATGACAGAACCTCAGATATTTGTAAGCATTTAGATGGTCAGATAGTCGGACTAGACGAAGACTTTCATTATAAGGATTGGTCTGGACAAAGTCCTCCCTCACATCCCAGATGCCGTTCTGTTTTGCTGTTTTTAGAAAAAGAAGAAGATAGTATCAGTTCTGAATAAGAACAGAAACTTTTAAAAGGATAGATTTCTTATGTTGTTTATGAAATTCAAACCCGGAAAAGAAAATATAATGTATGGAAAACGACCACATAATTATAAGGGTGGAACTATCAATAAAGATGGTTATAGGTGCATAGAGATTAAAGGTAAAAAATATTTAGAACATAGATACTTGTGGGAGAAGAAATTTGGAAAAATACAAAAAGGCTTAATATTGCATCATTTAAACAACAATCCTTCAGACAACAGAATAGAAAATCTTATGTTAATGACACAGAAGGCACATTTGAAACTTCATGGAATACCCGGGGCTAATAAAATAGAAATTGATTTGGAATTAATGAAAAATTTATATTATGAAAAGAAGTGGGATTATAAAAAAATAGCAGACTTTTTTGGTTTTAAATCAAAATCAGCAATATATGATAGATTTAAAAAACTAGGATTAGAAGCTAGAACAAATACCGATTTAAAGACTGGATTTAAACATTCTAAGAAAACAAGAGAAAAAATAAGTAAGGCATTACGTAAATAGACAGAATAATACTTCTAAAATTTTGAAAGTAGATTTATAATAAAAAAAGAGTTAGACTGATTATGGATCAAGAAGCAAGCTTCACATTCACTACTCCCCTCAACGTAAATATAGTTAACCTGAAGGGAGAGGAGCACCTGTATGTTGAGGGAGATATTTCCACAAACGATATAGACTTCGTAAACGATATTATGACAAAGGATTGTCAAAAGTCTATGCAGAAACAAATTCTAGAAAGAAATATGAAATTAGATTTAGAACACGAAGCGTTTAAGGGAGATACTCATGAGGAAAAAGAAATTAACAAAACAAGGATCCCTGCAGGAAAGATAATCGATGCAACCATTAAAGATTTAGGCAAAGGAAGATACTCAACAAGCGTCAAGTGTGAGATCAATAGGTACAATCCAAACTATAAATCAATCAAAGGAAATCTAATAGAAAAATATTTAGATGCTTTCTCGGTGGCATTTCTACCAACCGACATCTCGTACGATCAAAGAGAAGGGAAATCAATTCGAATGCTTAATGATGTTACTCTATTAAATGTAGCAATGACAGGAAACCCATGTAACACACGGGCCCAAATGGCAGAAGTATTCACGAAATCAATGGATGCACTAGAAGAATATAAGAAAAGAAAATCACTAGATCCAAGCGTAGAAGGACAACTCGAAGTTAAGAGCAAATCACATTCAACCGTTAAATCGGAAGATATAACTAAATTACACACAAAAAATTCTAAGATGACAGATGACGAAAACGACAAAGAAACTGAAACCGACGAAGGCAGCGATGCTGGAGAAGGCGAAGGTTCGAATGACGTTGAAGGTAAATCAATTGAGATGCTTAAATCTATTTCAAACGAATTGAAGTCTATGAACGAAAAGTACGACGCTGTTGTGAAAGATAATGTTTCTATGAAGGAAGCTCAATCAGAAATGAAAGAGAACATTGCTAAGATTACAGATGCTTTAAAACAACCCGTACATAAGTCCTTGAACAACAATGAGAATGAACCAGATAAGAAAGCAGCTGAAGCTGATTTAAAATCTGTTGATCCTTTAGACCTTTGCTAAAATGGGACAAGCATTCACAGGAAGTACAGATGGCCTTGATTTTCAAGACGCCTACTTCCAATCGTTCGCAAACCTTAAGAGCAAAACCATGTATTGGGACCCAGTAAGTGGTGTGGACATGAGGCCAGAGGCCGGCATGAAAGCAACTACTACAACTCAGGGTGGAACTGGAACTGCAGGATATGCAATGATTCCAGTCTATTTATCTCCTTTGCTGATTGATCAGACGAGGAAGAGAACACCATTAGTTGAGCTAATTCCTCGAGTGACAAACTTGGGAATGTACGCTGACTGGAACGAGATAACTGAAAAAGGTGCTGCGTTTACAGCACTAGAAGATGGTGCATTTGGAGAAGCTAACGATACAATCGATAGGTACTCTACGCCAATCAAATTCCTTTATTCAGTTGGTCGAGTTACTGGACCTGCACGAGCAGCGCAACCTGCGTTCGTTCTTGAAGGCTTTCAGGGAACTGGTTCTGGGTTAGGCGGTAGTGCATTCGGAAACGTTGCAGCCTCTAACGCTATGCAATTAAGAGTTCTAACCGCGGCAAGAGCACTAAAGGAATTGGAAGAAAGTTTAATCGTTAATGGTGACGCATCCACAGACGCAACTGAGTTCTCAGGTATCGTAAAGTTACAGAGTACAACAAATCAGCTTGATTTGGACGGCGCAGCATTAACATACAATGATATTGAAACAGCGGTTAGATACGCTATTGATGACTCGGGTAACCCTAAGTTAGCAATCGCTTCTAGCGCAGCACTACAGGACGTGCGAAAGATTATGTTGGATACATACCGATATTCTCCAAGCGATGTTCCTAATGGTATCTTACCATTTGGTGTACCAGCTGCTATATCAGTAATGACAATTGCTGGTCCAATACCAATGATTTATTCTCAATATTTGAGCAATACTTCAGGTGCTAAACAGATTTACTTCCTTGATACAGATTACATCGAGATGAGGGTTTTGCAGGATACAACATACGAAGCGCTAGGTAAAACTAACGATTCGGATAAGTTCTATCTAAAGCAGTACCAATGTCTAGTGATGAAAAATCCAAAGTTCAACGCGTTTATTGACAATATATTATAAATAACAATTTTATTTTTATTTTTTTATTTGAATTTTCTCGGTCGGAGAAAAAAAACATACGACAGTGCCAGAACAGGCATCCCAACTAAATCACACAGGAGGTAAAAAAAATAGCAGCAATAGATATAGATGATTGTACGGTAACAAACGACCCACAAGTTGGGTTTAATGTTTACAAGATAGTAACACCAGCAACAGCTGATGACGCAGATACGATTGACATCAGTTCACTTGTGGATATCTCAAAGATAGTATGCGCTTCAAGTTATGGAGCAACTGACGACTGGGAACCAATCCTAGTAATTACAGACGCGACAGGACTACTGATTCCAGGAGCAACTGATAGCGAAGCAAGAACAATCTACGTAATGGGCCGTCTTTAGATTGCCGTTTTTGAATTAAAATGGTAGGACAAGGAATAGTAAGCGGAAACATGACTGGCGACCGAGTGTACAAAGACAAAGTTAAAGTTGAGGGAAATTTTAGTCGAAGTCCAGAGAGATATTATCTTGAATGGATGGGACGAAAGGTTGGTCTTAACGGAGATATTGATGCAGTGTACACAACTGAAATAGCTCGAGCAATTAGTACAGACTTCGAACTTTTGGGAGAAAATGCAGTTACAACTTGTAGTACGTATTCGGCAACGGACGCGGCTATGCTTTTGACAACAACTGCAGCTGATAACGATCAAGTGATTTTATTGCCACATCTAGACTCTGAATACTCGCCATGGACGGGAGTAAAATGGGGAACTGAAAACCAGGTAATCTGGGAAGCAGCAATAAAAACACCGGCATCAGTAGCGACAATTCTATTCTGGGCAGGTTTGAAATTAACAAACACACCCGTAATAGCAACCGACGATGACAAAGTATTCTTCAGATATTCAACTGACGATACGGATGCAGGATGGGTAGTTGAAAGTTCAATTGGTGGCACAGACACAGCGAAAGCAAGTGGAGTGACATGCGCGGCAAGCACAGTTTATCGATTTAGAATTGAAATAGATTCAGACCGAAAAGCACATTGTTACATCAATGATAAATGTGTAGAAGTGACTACAGCTTTGACAAATGACGTGGATTTAATTCCATACATCGGAATGCAAAACCTGGGAGCAGGAGCTAGAGTGTTGACAGTTTACTACGAGAAAATCTCTCGAGTGTTATTCGAATAAAATGGCGAAAGACAAATTAATCGAAGCACCAAAGAAATCTGAAGTAGCAACAGTCAAACCCGTAGAGCCTAAGGTAGAACCAAAACCAGTAGACAAACCAATTGAGCAACCCAAAGTATTAAAATTCATGAACCCCGGAAAGGCGATCAAGATTAAATTAATCGAAGGGAACAAGTTCAGATGGATAACATTGAAGACTGGAGAAGAAGTGGAACTATCACAAAGAATCGCTAAAAGGAACAATCTCGTAGAAGTTAAATAAACAAACTTTTTTTTATTTTTTTTATTTATTTTTCTTGTTTTAAGAAACAAGAGGTCGAGGGACCTTAAGTCAACTAAATGGAGAAACAAACATGTCAAAAATAACAAAGTACAAAATATCGGCAACAATTGCAGCAGGTGCGACCTCAGCCTCAGCTTATAGCGTACCTATAAGAGGAAGGGTTATTGCAGTAGGAGTTGACTATCCGACGCACAGTTGTACCGTTGACCTAGACACGGATGGAGAAGCTTCGGCTCAAAAAATCCTAGACTTGGCAGCAGCGACAACAGATAAGACTTATTATCCAAGAACACCAGTTTGCATAAATACTGGAGCAGAAACAGTATTGTCGTACACAGGATTAAAAGTTTATGAGCCATTCACGGTTTACGGACGAGTTAAATTATCACTTGCATCTGGAACAGCAACAGAAACCGTATCAGTACACTTGATGGTTGAGGAATAAAATGTGGTTCATCAATAGAGGTGGGACAATTAAGATTCGTATCGGGAAAGCAAGGGATTGTCATTGGGCCACAATAAGAAAAGGAGAAAGTGTAGAGTTAACAGCTAGGGCTGGAATTTCTTATGGGTTCTCCGTCAAAACGACTGAAGGACAAATTGGATCCAAGAAAGTCGAAACAAAACAAATCCAAAACACATTTCTAGAAGAATTAATAAAAATCAAAGGCATAGGTCGAAAGACGGCCCAGGACATTACAAAAATATTCCCTGCAAGAGAAGAACTAATAAAAACGATTCGGGCTAGTACCGATGAATATGCACTTCCATTCAGGGATGATATTGCTAAGATTTTGGAGGAGGCCTATGGCACCAAATAAGATGGCGGGGTGTGCTTTTGGAAAGGTGTCCAGGGAAAAGATAGAAAATCTTAAAGCAGGGTTTGAGAAGGTCGAAAAGAAAATTGATGGCCTAGATACCAAAGTCACACAATTATTTAATCATCAATCGAACAGACTTCCAACATGGGCAACAATAGCATTATCATTTTTAACAATGTTGGTTGGAGCATTACTAGGAGTTATCGGAAGGGGGATATTCAATGGCTGAAGATGACGGAGACTTCGCAACTGTGGCTGAGGTTAGGCGTATTTGTGGAATTGCTGCAGCAGAGATAAGCGACACGGATGTTGGACTTATGATAGTGGACGCAGAGGCTAAGATTCCAAGATTTTTTAATACATATTTCAAACCGACAGAGGTAATCGAGATTAATGATGGGGAAGGAACTAGTAGGCATCACCTCGAAAAGAACCCCGTGTTGGGCGTGAGAGCCTTAAAAATCGACGGGACCACAGTGGATCCAGACGACTTGGAGCTTCAGAAGGAATCGGGTTATATTTTTTTAGGAACAGGGGCAGAAGTGCCAACATTTTCAAGCAAGCGTAATTCTGTCGTAGTCAAATATGTGTATGGCAGTGTCATACATTCACAGACAGTCAGCACAACATCCTCGGCGGCAACCATCGCAGGTACGGGGGTCTCAGTCTCCGTTGCAAGCGAAACGGGATTCGCTGAGAATGATTGGGTTGAAATTTTAGGAATGGACGGATACCGAGAAGCGGCAAAGATAACTGCAACAGGAGTAGGAAGCATAACACTCGACCAATTAGTTTTAACACATGAGTCCGGGAGCAGCATTGTGAAATTAGAAGTAGAGCACATCTTCATCGAATTAATGAATACGGTTTGCGCAATTGCATGCGTTGCAAGAATTATCGGACAATCCTACACAGACATCGTAGGCTACACATTAGCAGAGATGCATGTCCAAAAAGGAGAGCCGTACACACAATTTAGAGAAACTGCTAACCAGCTAATTAAACAAAGAGATGAGATGATGTCGAGGATAAGCATCAGACCAGCAATATTCTAATGTCAGACTTCACACCACAGGGCGATATTAACCTACGAGATACTTATGAACTAGAAGGCGCTACAAAAGTCACAGCCACAGAATTCTATGGAGATGGTTCAAATTTAACTGGTGTTAGTGGAAACGTAAGCACCTCAGGAACCCCAATAGCAAACGACTTCGCAAGATTTTCAGCCGGAGCAGTGATTGCAGGTCTTTCTTATACTGAGACTAGAAGCGCTCTAAACATTGAAGATGGAGCAGATGTCACAGATTCAACAAACGTTGCCTCAGCAGGTGCGGCAATGGCAGGAGGAGCCTTCCATGATGGGTTCTCTGATTTTGTAGCAAACGAGCATCTCGATTGGACAGCAGACCAGGGAGCAATAAACATTCATTCAGGAAACTACACAGATACAAATACCCAATTAAGTGATGGAGACATTGGAGCATTTGGTTATACAAAAGATGTGGAAGTCGATTGGACAGTAGACCAAAATCCGGCTGTGATTAATGCGGCAAACTACACTGATACAAACACAACCTACACAGCCGGAGATTTCGCGCATGATAGTTTGGCAAGTATTCCAGTAAACGACCATTTAGATTGGACAGCAGACCAGGGAGCGAAAAACATCCATTCCGGAAATTATACTGATACAACATACGCAGCAAACCAAGTTTTAGACTGGACAGCAGACCAGGGGGCAACTAACATCAATGCAGGTAATTATACGAATACCGGAGACACAACAGCCCATGCCTCTTTTTCACAATTAGACTATGCAAGTGCAGGACACACAGGATTCGCACCAGCTTTGACAGGCGACCAAAATTATGTTACTGATGATGATATAACACTTCTAGGAAATACAAGCGGAACAAATTCAGGAGATCAAGATATAAGCGGAATAGGAACAAACACAACAGCGATCGATTTTAATACAACTCATAGGGGATTAACAAACAACCCACATTCAGTAGACAAAACAGATGTGAGTCTTGGAAATGTTCCGAATGTTGACTGTACAAATGCTTCAAATATTTCTAGTGGAACCATTTCAAGTGCAGTATTACCACCAGTAGCATTGACTTCGGTACAAACTGCAGTAAGTGAAGTGGCAATGTTAGCATTAACAACAGAAGAAGGTGATGTGGTTATTCGAACAGATGAGAATAAATCGTATATGCACAATGGCGGAAGCGCAGGAACTATGGCAGACTTTACAGAATTACAAACTCCAACAGATAGTGTCTTGAGTGTTAATGGAGAAACAGGAACAGTAGTTTTAACGACTGGAGATATAGGTGTAGATGCAGATTCAAATTATGTAACAGACGCTCAAGTAACGGTAATCGGAAATACTACAAATACAAATTCTGGAGACCAAACAAGCATTGTAGGGATTACTGGAACCAAATCACAATTTAATACAGCAGTAACAGATGGAGATATAGCTTATAGTGGTGGAGCTTTCCATGATGGATTTTCTGATTTTGTTGTTAATGAGCATCTAGACTGGACCACAGACAGAGGAGCAACAAATATCCATTCTGGAAATTATACTAACACAACCTATACTTCTTCAGATTTTACTCACGATAGTTTAACTGGAGTTACTGCTAACGAACATCTTGATTGGACAACCGATTTGGGTGCAACTAATATCAACGCTGCTAATTATACAGACACAGGGGACACAACAGACCACACAGCTTTAAGTAATATTGGAACTCAAACTCACGCTCAACTCGAAACAGCAATCGGACTAAACACAGCAAAGGAAACGGACGTAGACCATAATGTAACAACAAATATTACAGTAGTCGAAGCTCCAACAAATGTAGATATTCAATCAAGTGATGGAACAAATGATACTATTGCCGCTGCTAATGCGACGAACGCTGGGGTTATGACAACTACTATGTATGATGAACATGTTGTTAATAATGCTAAAGATACAGATGTGAATCATAATGTTTCAACAAACCTAAGTGTAGGAACAAAGACAGCCACTACGATGGATGTTAATTCTTCTGATGGAACAAACGCAACTCTAGTTGAAGCAGATACTACAAATGCAGGACTATTAGGGGCAGACAAGTGGGATGAGATTGTTGCTAACACTAACAAAATTTCTTATAATTCAACAGCATCAACTAAACTAGGAACAATCGAAGAAAGTGCGGATGTGACAGACGCGACAAATGTTGTTAGTGCATTAAGCGCAGCAACATTGACTGGAGCATTAACTGCAGCAGACCACGGGACAGCAGCAACCGACCAAGTAGTTAATGTTTGTTACGGGACGGGAAGTCCACCAACAGCAAACACTACAACGATTGGAAGTTTGTTTGTGAAATACACGGCATAATGGCATTAATAGACTCATGTGTTGCTTATTGGAAGATGGACGAGTCTTCGGGAGACATGATTGACGCAGAGGGGTCTAATGATGGGGCAGTTACTTCTACAACACAAAACAGCGACGGAATAATAAACACGGGATATTATTTTGATGGAGCAAACGATATTGTACAAGTGGATGATGACGCTAGCATTAATTTTGATGAGAATGATAATTTTAGTATAGGATATTGGACAAAATTTAATGGGGATGTTGGGACAGTAGAGGTAATTATGAAACGTAACTTAAACGACCGATACGGCTTTTTTAATTTGGCCGGAAATTTTGCCCACTGTCAAATGGGTGACGGGAGCACGGCTATTTCTATTTCCGACGATGTTGATTTAAATGATGGGGAGTGGCACTTAATTATTATGTCTTATTCGGGCTCAACTTCTACACTTTATTTATATGTTGATGGGACGGAAGTAGATAATACTTCTAGCGCAGCTTTGAGTGGACTAGCTACTTCGACGGCTAAATTAAAATTTGGATATGAAAGGATAGGATGGTATAAGGGATATTTGGATGAAGCTTTTGTTTTTTCAAAAGCCTTAGACAGCGACGACGTAACGGCATTATGGAACTCTGGGGCAGGATGGGCTTATCCTTTCTCGGCAGCAACAGGCACAAACATGAAAATCAATATCGGAGATACATTCAAAGATGTAGATAGTATGAAAATCAATATTGCTGATACTTGGAAAGCAGTAGAATCAGTTAAAATAAATGTTGGAGATTCCTGGAAAACTGTTTTTTAATTATACAATTAGATATATAAAAAACAAAAACATTAAAATAAAATGGCAACAATAAAAACATTCAACGGAACAGGAGCAGACACAAGTGGAGCTTCAGGAGATTCGAATAGAGTCCTAATTCTGTCAAATACAGGAACAACACAACAAAGTGGATTTTTAGTTTATGCGAGTGGATTGCCTTTAGGATTAGATTTAGAATACACAGTCAGTCACTTATCAGCTTCAACAGAAATAACATTCTTAAACGGACTCTGGGATGATATGACGGTTGTAGTTAATTATTACGAGAAAGCAACTGTGGGAGTAAGTGGAGATTTCAACCTTGGGCCCCTTTCTGATTTTGGGGTTGTAGCAACTCGAACACCGGTGACAATGGCGCCAGACTACTCGGGAAATAAAAGTTATACTGACGGAACTGATGAGGATATCAACATAGTGATCAGCCCATACAAAGCAAAATATGACCTCGACAAATCAGGTTTAAACAAATCATACGATGCAATGGCATTCATCGGCCCGGACACAACGCTAAATAAATACGATAAGATAACACATGATTCCAGAGTGTACCGAGTCGACACAGTAAGTGTGAGAGATTTTGCAGGGACCGGAAGTTTTAAACTTGCAATGCTTTTTTATGTAGAAGATGAATGAGATTGAAGAAGCGATTTGGAGAGCAATCCCACGAATAGCAATAAGGATTCAGAACGAACTAATTATAGCAGCTCCAGTAGATACTGGGAGATTAAGAAATTCAATCAGGGTCACATCAGACGGGATGACACTAACAATCTCAATAGTCGATTATGCTTTTTATGTGGAGTTTGGATGCTTTTTTAAAGACACTATTCCTATTAAAACTAAGAAAGGAAACAAAAAATTAAAAGATTTGAAAATAGGGGAATTAATATGGACTGGAAAAGAATACAAAAAATTAATCCAAAAAGAAAAAATGGAGATTGGGTATCCAATAAAAAAGATTATTATGAAAACCAAAAATAAGAAATTAGAAATCACAGAGGACCATCCCATCTGGACAAGTAAAGGATGGAAGAAAGCTCATAAATTAAAAGTCAGAGATAGGATAAAAAAAATATGGTAAGGGCTGGGGGAACACCTTGGAATAAGGGTATTATAACAGAAATAAAAATAGAATGTAAATGCGGGAAAAAGTTTTTTGTTAGCCCATCAAGAAAAGATACTGCCAAATTTTGTTCACAGGAATGCTATCATAAATATTCTAGACATGATTATTCTAAAGGAAAGCATTGGAAGTTATCTAAAGAAACAAGAACAAAGCAAGGATTATCTCAGACTGGGAAAAAAAATCACAATTGGAATGGAGGAATAACAAATCCAAGAAAAAATAAGGAAGAAAAAGTTTGGGTTAGAGCAGTAAAAAAACGTGATAAATTTTGTGTTATTTGTGGGATTAAAAAAATAGAATCCCATCATCTTAATGGATTTGATAAATTTCCAAAAGAAAGATATGATGTTAAGAATGGAGTTGCCTTATGTGAAAAACATCATAAAGAATTTCATAAAAAATATGGATATGGAAAAAACACAAAGAAACAATTCGAAGAATTTATAACAGAAGAAATAATTGATATTGAAACTATTTTGATGAATAAATCAACAATTTATAATTTAACATTAGAAGGAGAAGATACGTTCTTTGCTAACGGTATATTCACACATAACACGCCACCACATATAATCAAGCCAAAAGACAAGAAGGCACTCAAATTCAAAGTAGGAAATGGCAAGGTGTTCGCTAAGGTTGTTAAACATCCAGGAACAAGACCAAACCCATTCATAAGAAACACGATTCGAAACAAACTAGCAGGAATTATCCAAGAAGAGATAACAAAACAATTCGCGAATTAGAAAACAAGATTTAAAAACATGCTAGAGTTAAGAATACTAAGCCAAGCGGCATAACATTCCAAGAGGAAACAAATGGACATACCAAAAATCAAATCAGAGCAGGTAGACTTTCTAAGAAATAATAATGTATTTACTATCAGTGAGAGGGGCGTGACAACCGATACTCAAGAGGATACATTGGCAGCAGAGGACACAATCACAATTGCACTATCAACGGTTAAGAACATTCGAAGCATTACGGTTGGAGGAACCTCAAAATATCTCGGGACCGATTGGAATGCAGATTATAAGAATGCGGCCGGTTGTTTAATTACATTCGAAGCAGACCAAACAGGGGCATACGTCGTGACTTATGATTATGGCGGAGACAAAATATACCCAGACTTTCCAAGAAACGATTTAACAATAAACTCATACCCACGAATCGCAGTAGATGTGATAAACGTTGCAACCGATGCGCTAGGGATAGGCGGAGACAGCTTTATATCAAACGTAGCAATTACGATCGTTGTATACGCAGACAACTCAGACGACCTAGACACCTACATCCAAGCAATCAAAGAACTCTACGTTTCTAACGCAAAAAACTTTTATTATTTAAAATTTGTTAAGCCAACATTTATCGGACCAACAATTAAATCCCAAGACAAAAAAGATGAGATTATGCAAAAAAATATCGACATCATGGGGATGTTCAATGTTGAATAAAGCTAAAAAGCGTTTAATGACGGATGTCGCGAAAGGGAAGTTAACAATGGCTCAGGCTGAAGAACTAATGGAACCCGCCCAAGATGACAAAAATAATTCAGAAAAAGAAATCATCGACGACGAACTAACCGCGCAGAAGAAGAAAACTCAAATGAGAAAACTAAATCCAAAGAAGAAAATTTTAAAAAAGCAGGAGATGTCTTCTTAATATGGCACAATTTGAGAAAGGACAGAGTGCAAATCCAGAAACACAATTCAAAAAGGGATGCATCCCATGGAACAAGGGAAAGAAAGGTTACAAAGTTAAAACTGGAAATTATAATAAGAAATCAGGATTCCAAGAAGGTCATGCAAATTATCATAAGGAATGTCATACTTGGAGCATGGAATCTAGAATAAATAAAAGTTTAGAACAGACTGGAGATAAAAAATTTACTGGATTTAAGAGAGAATTAAGGGGAAGAATTATGATGATGAGAGAATATTTAGAATGGAGAGCAGATGTTTTCAAACGTGATAATTATCATTGTCAACATTGTGGAAAAAAAGGATATTTGGAAGCACACCATATAATCGCATTTTCAAAACTATTAAAACTATTTAACATAACTACATCCGAACAGGCAAGAAAATGTAAGGAATTATGGGATATAGGAAATGGAATAACTTATTGTAAACCCTGTCATATTTTACTAGATGAAAACATTGGGAAACGAGGATTAGGAATCAAACTAAAATTAAATAACACGGGAGGTAAAAAAAACTAACATGGTTAACAATTATATTGGAGGAGGAAATTCAACTGCTTTATTCGCATTCGAAGATATGGATGGGTGGGGCGTAGCGGCCGCATCGCACACAGCTAGCGACGAGACTTATATGCCGTTTGGTCAAGGGATTGAAGTAACGATAACCAGGACAAACAACGCAGAAAGAGTCTATGGAATTGGAGCACGAAACGCAACTGCAACAATCAACAAACAATACGGAGGAGAGGCAAGCATCACAGGGATGGTCGCAAATGCTTATTGGCTATTGGGAGTTATGGGAGCAAATTCCGACGGAGGAACAAGCGAAGCATATACCCACACGTACACAGAAGCGGATATTCTACCAAGTTTTACTATCAGTTCAAGCATGGAGTTGGGAACAACAGACTTCACATCTGTCCTTATTGGAAACGTTATTAATAATTGTACTTTGACAGCGGCGGTAAACGAAGCATTAAAATTCACATTAGAAACAATGTACCGATACGAAACAGTCAACACAACATTCGTTGCAAACAACGCAGAGATAGAACCGATATTCACTTTCGCACATGGGAGCATCGAGATGCCAGACGGAACAAAAATCGCAGCGGTTCAGAGTTTCGAGTTGAGTATTGGAAATAGCGCGAAAGCAGTTTATGGGATAGGGTCCAGATTCATGACAGGAGTAGTTGCTGAAAATCGAGAATACAACTTCACGATGACAGCAGCGTTCAACGATTACACTGACTTATTGACATATTTCTTTAATGGGACAAATTCAGCAACTGCACCAGATGCAGGAAGCGGAACAGAGATTGCAACATTAGAGTTAACATTCACAAATGACGATGGAGATATCCTGGACATCAACTTGACTGGAATACACTTGAATGAAGAAACCCTTCCACAGAATGCAACAGAAGTAATTAAAGAGGATGTGACCGGCTGGGCCAGAGGTTGCACTAACATTATTTATACAAATGATGTCGAGACAGCACCTGTAGCAGCAGACAACATTTAAGATGGCAGAGGATAAAAAACCCGTTATGCCGATTATGGAGATCAATGCTAAGAATCAAATCGTAGAACAAACAAAGGATATCCCTTTGATGATTAAACGAGACGATAAAGAAGTAGAGGAAATGATCACAATTCGGAAACTTAACACTGGGATAAGGAACAGAATCAAATCCGAATGCACTAAGACAACAATACTCGGTGGGCAACCACAGATTAAAATTGACGAGAGTGAGATTCAGGAGAAGATACTGGCCGAGGCAATTATCAAAGCTCCTTTTGAGACTTCAGTTGCAGACTTAAAGAAATTACCTGCAGACGTCACTGATTATTTGTTCGAAGCATATAATGAGTTCGCGGAGCCCTCTGAAAAAAAAAATTTAAAATCAGAGAAAGCATCTCCGGACACTACCTAGACGATCCAGAGATTTCACAAGAATTTATTTATTGGTTTTTCGCTAATCGGTTTAATTACACCCCGAGTCAGGTAGACGCGCTACCTTACGACAGAATGTGTTATATGAGGGAAATGGAAATGGAATATAAAAAGAAGGTTGGGGCCGAGATGAAGGATTGATGGCAGAGAGCACCATGGAAATCAAGGTTCCAATCACCGTTAAAGGTGGAAGAGAAGGAGACAAAGTCGGCAAGCAGATTGGCGACAAGATAGCGGCGTCTCTAAATAAGTCCTTAAAATCTGCGGGTTTTGGGGGTTCCAAATCCTCAGCAAGTGCAGGTGGAGGCGGAGGCGGAGGTTCAGCAGGATCAGGGTTTATGGGATTATCAAAAGGGATGGGTGCAACCGTTGCAAAGTTAGGAATAATAGCGGCAATCGCTGGAACAGCCTTGGGATTAATGAAGAAGTCAAGCGGATATCTTAGAGGAGTTTTGTCAGTTTTTGGAAGAGCATTTTTAATATTTTTTAGGCCATTTGGAGATTTTTTGGCAGGGTTACTTCGACCACTAGCAATCATGTTAATGAAAGCAGCAGTCTCATGGCTAAAATTTTCTAGAACAGGAATCGGGAAGAAGGTGGTTGGAACTGCGTTGGGCGCAGGAGGCGGAGCTTTGGCCGGCGCGGCGATCGGTGCATTAGGAGGACCAATCGGAGCAGCAGCCGGAGCTTTAATTGGAGCAGGCCTTGCATTACTAGCACAAATTGACTGGGGAGCAGTATACAATAAGATGAAACAATTTGGAGGATGGTTGTGGGATAACATTAAGAAAATTTGGAATTGGACAGCAGACTTCGCCGGATGGTTATGGGATAAATTGAAATCAGTTTGGAGTTGGTATTGGGATTTTGGAGGATGGCTCTGGGATAAATTGAAGACAGTTTGGAATTATGTGATGGATTTCGGAAGTTGGTTATGGGGCGTGTTGATATCGGTTTGGAATTACACAATGGACTTCGGCTCTTGGTTGTGGGGAAAGATGAAAGCAGTTTGGAATTATGTGGCCGACTTTGGAGGATGGCTCTGGGGAAAAGTAAAATCAATCTGGAGCTGGCATTGGAACTTCGGTGCATGGTTATGGAAGAAAGTAAAATCAATCTGGAAAGGGGATGATGATGATGATGTTGAAGGACATCAAACAGGAACAGCGTTTGTAGGGCAAACAGGAATGTACAAATTGCATAGGGGAGAAAGCGTGATTCCAAGAGTTAATAATAATAGCAACAGCTCAAGCAGTATTATTCTAAAGCCAACAATTCAAATGAACGGGAACTCTTCGAATATTGATCCGGATGAACTTGCGAGAAGATTCTCGAATATTACAATGATGGAATTAAAATCTCGAGGGATAGCATAATGGGAAATACAACATTAGGATTTCTAGGCGATGGAGAGTATACTGAATATGTTACACTTCATGGTGATGGGAATGCTACTATTACTGATAATGATTGTAGTAAAGATTCTAGTCTTGCAATCATGCCTCTTTATTTATCCGATGCGGATGGTACCGATGTATTCGATTATGGAGGAGTTACAAAAACAATAACTCTAACAGGGGTATATCTGAATGAATCAAAGGCAAATATTGTTGGGTGGATTGCAGATGTAGAGAACCTTCAACAAGGTCATCAGGACAATGATTCGGGGTACCCATTATATTTTAATGATGACATAAGAGGAGGGCTATGGGTTAAAGTTTTAAGTTTTAGTTCAACATATACTGAGGCAGAACCAACAAAATTGAGATGGAACTTAAAGCTTGTGCAATCAAGTACAAACACATAATGGGAAATAGAAGAATTTACTTAAGAAGAGAATCAAGTAAGTACGCAAAGATAGCAGGTGGTGCGATTATCACAGTGACTTCTTTATTTTTTGTTTTGATGGCGATGGGGTTTGAGATAACTGGAAGCGATGATGTGTGTCTTGGAACTCCAGACGATCCTTGTGTTTCGTATGGTAAGATTTGTAACTTAGGACCAGACAATTATGATATTTATAACCCAGAGGAATTTAAGATGGACTTCTCACCAGGGATCCCTGATTATTGGATTTTTTTTAAAGATGGAAGAGTCAAGAAACAATTTTTATATGACAAGGGAATACGGGCATCAACAGCAGGATGGAGATATGAGAACTTCACAAATGCAACAAAGCCAAGAAAAGATAGAATTTATGTTCACAGATTTGCGAGATATAGTTGCCAAGATTATATGCTTGTTGGGCTTAAGAGTAACCCGGACGAAACAATAGTTTGGGGAATGGAAATAAACAACGAGGTATTAAAGTGAGATTTCAGAAAGGAAGTAAGATAAATGTTGGAAGGAAAAAAAGTAAAGAAGAAATAGATAGGAGAACAAAAACAAGACAAAAGAATGGATTTTTTAAAGATTTGGAAAAAAGAAAAAGAATATCTAAACAAGTTTATGATAGAACACTTAAATGTCCAATTTGTAATTGTTTAATGTCTAAAAATAAAAAACATTCATGTAGGGAAATTTGGGATAAGATAAATACAAAATTTCAAAAAGGAGAATTACATAAATATTTTGATAATTGGAAATCATTGGAACCCTATGGAAAGGATTTTAATAAAGAATTGAAAAAAAATATAAGAAAAAGAGATAATTTTAGATGTCAAGAGTGTTTTAAGCATGAGAAAGAATCAAAAAGAAGATTAAGTATTCATCATATAGATTATGATAAAAACAACAGTAAACCAGATAATTTAATTTGTTTGTGTGTTTCATGTCATGCCAAAACAAATTATACAAAAGAGAAATGGGAAAATTATTTTATAAAAAGGAGAAGTGGAAAATGTTAAAGGAAGTTTTATTTTATTCTTGGATGATTTTAATTATTTGTTCTGGGATATATATTTTTGAAGGATTGGTTATTAATCCTTCTTCTGGATTTTGTTTGGGAGATCCTTTTTGGTATGGAGTAAACGACACCGCAACAAATCTAGTAAGCGGAAATATTTCGGTAGAACTTGGAACCCCAATAAACTTCACAACAAATCTAACCGGCGCGACAACAACGTGTGTGGATATCGACCACCCAAACTATGGAGACAACTACACATGTGGAACCCCAAACGCAAATTTTACTCTCAATATTTCTTATTTTAGAAAAACAGAATTAAATGACAGTTCTACTTCTAAAAATATTAGTTGGGTGAATGGTGGAAATGATACGGTTTATATTAAGGGACATCATTATGACGAGATAGAAAATGTTTCGATTAATGTTTCTGGTTATATTTCAAATGGAACATATCCCACAAATGTTAAAATATATGTAAATAATACTTTAAGTAATAATGTTGGATTGGTTTTTGATGGAGAGATTGCCCTTGATGAATTAAATGATGGTTCTACAATCAAGAATATAACTTTTGATAAAGCTGAAACAAATATTGAGTATTTAA